ATTCATCCTCCGTGTGCTCGGCGCCCTTCGTCGCCCGCAGCTCTTGCCGGCCCCGGCTCGGTCTGCCCCGGAGCCCGGCGCCTTTGTTGGGTCTACTTCCTCCTTGCTCTCTGTGCGCGCGCTTTCAGGTTCGAGATCGCTACCAGCGACCAGGCAAACCCGACGACCACGAAATAAGCGATAACCAACCACCACCACTGCATGATCCCCCCCCCATGAGCCGAAAGGCTCATCCCTATCTCGGCGTCCAGACGTAGCCTACACCAGAAGCGGAGCGTACTTCTCCGGCTTCTTGGCAATCAGGGCCCGGATGAATGCTATCTGTGCATCACTGCCGGCCCGCTTCTGGTACACGAGCCGGAAGCCGACATTCCAGAGCACGCCCGGGATCCCGGTCCCCCGGTAGGTGTCTTTCTGTTCCATCAGCTTGACGCACGCGCGCTCTATCTCCTCCCGGGTGTACTCGGCATTCCCGGCCTTGACGGTTCGCGCGTTCTCGGTTCCAAGACCGGCCGTGACATTCTCATGGATTTTTTTTTCAAGAACTGCGAAGTCAACCGGCTCCGGCTCGGCTTCTTTGATCTCCACGGGATCGGCAACCACGCCCGGCCCGTACATCACCCGGGCCTCGTATCCCATGCGCCCCATGCCGTCCCGCATGTTGCCGGCTGCGGCGCCTTCCAGCCCGGCTTTCTGTGTGCGCCATTCTCCGTATACCTTGATCTGGACGCAGTAGCCCGGCTGGTCGACCGCGACCGGTTCCGGCTCGCTCACCACAGGGCAAGGCTCGACGTTCACGAGCTCGGCCGCGCGTGCCTTCTTCTCTGCAATCCGGCGCGCCCGGATCTCTTCCGGCTTCTCGGCCTTCTTGTCCACCACGGTCATTCCGGCCGCAGTGCGTTCATCCTTGGCAAAGTCTTCGATGGATACCCCGGCCGGTGACGCTGGAATGCGCGCCATGTTCCGGCTTCTCTGTGCTTCCGTGTAGAATGCCGTGACAGCCTTCCCGGCGTCTGACGGTATCCCCAGGGGAAACGCGCCGCCCACCCATGCGGCTTTGACTCCGTAGGCCGCGCGCATCTTTGCCGACCAATTGTAGCCGGCCGGGTGCGGCTTCTTGCTTGCCGTGAACGGGCCGCGCGTTGAATCCATCCAAAACGCCGCATGTTCCTGGCATAGATCGGTGCAAGTGATCTTGCCGTCTTCGGTCAGGATGTCCGGTGCATCGGCGCCGCACAGCTCCAGAGCTATCGTTTCCCGGTTCCATACCTCATAGTGGCAGAACGGCGGAACCGTGACCGGCCCGGTTTCTTCCGGGGCTTCCTCGGCTTCCGGTTCACTTTCCGTGTCTATCACAACGCCCGGCGCATTGCCTTCCGTATGGTCAGTGTGAAACGCGATACTCCGGCCGTCGTCGGTCTTCCCGTATGCATTACATCCCTTGCCGACGTTGCCAACGTCCCGGATCGTCAACGGCAATCCGCATGCCGGCGCCCGGCCAAACTTCCCGCCCAACGGATAGGACGTGGTGTCCCAATATCCGTAGCCGGCTTTCAGTGTGACACGATCTCCCTTGCCGTAATTCATCCCTTGCCATCCTTTCCCGTTCTCTGTCTTTCGCACTACGCCGGCCGGTCGCCGATTGAGACCGATCCGGCGTGCTGGTCTATTCGTCCGACTTTGCGTCTTCCTCTGCTTCTGCTTCCGTAGCGAACGGGCCGATAGCATCCGAATCAGGAAGACAGCCCGGCATGCACGCCCACCAGTACCAGCCTTTGAGTGATGCCGCGTCATAGTCTGACTCTATGTACTGGTCGCGCATCCAAGTATCTTTCTCCGATTCGATGAAGTCCGATGAGCTCATGTAAAACACTTCGTAGTTTTCGTACTGCATGTCAGTCCCCATCCTTTTCCGTGTTGCGATTGTAAAGCGCCGTGTACCGTGAATCCTTCCGAATCACGATCTCCCGAAGTGCCCGGACAATTTCCCGGTCGTCCCGCACCTTCACCGTTACCATCGTGTCACCCATCCAGAATGTTGTATTCATCCTCTTCATCCTCCGTGTCTACATAATCGCATACACTCGGGTATATGTCAAGCACAATAGACAATAATCCGACGAAAACCCGAAGATTTTTCAGATACTACTATACGTAAGTGTAGCCATATGATACGTTGCGTCCATGAAAGAGGAATGGAAACAGGTTAGGCAGCACAAGCACACACTCGGAGCCGATTACTGGGTCAGCTCTCACGGCAGAGTCAAGAGCGTTATCCGTGGTAAGACTCGCATACTCAAAGGCTGGATGATGGGCAACTATCTCGGTGTTACGCTCGGTGGAGTCAAATCAAAGACAGGAAGGAAAAGGCCCGACACTCAACACGTCCACACCCTGGTACTCCGGACATTCAAGGGTGTTCAAGAAGGATGCGTCGTCCATCACATCGACAACAACAAGCTGAACAATCGGCTCGACAACTTGGAATGGGCAACGTTCAAGCACAACAGCGAAGAGTCAAAGATCATCGGACAACTACTCGCGGAGAACGCAAGACTCAGGGCAGAAGTAGATAGACTCACAGTGATGCTATCACAGTGACATACCGGGTCGTCGTCGCCCGTGCTGGCTCGTGGATGCGTGCGCTATGATGGACAAGTGAGCGCTATCACGCATACATAGTCTGCCTATGGCAATAATCACCTAATTACTGTTACGTTGCACAAGTCAAGGGAATCTCACAGAGAACGCACAGAACGCACAGAAAGAGCACGCACCCCTCCCCGCGTCGATTCTCCCAGAAGGACCCGCGCCCAGGGCGAGGCGGGGTCCGCTGGGGTCCGCGCGCGCCCTTACCCTCTCCCTGCTTCCCCTCGTCCGTGTGCGAGTTACGTGACCAGGAGGGGAGACGATTTCGAAAGATTCTTCTTGACAACTGGATTCTGCGGTGGTTCACTATGCGAGTCGTGTGATTGACGACGCAAACAGAGGGTCAAGATCACGGGCAGTTCAACAGTCCTTCCTTCTGGGGATGCCAGACCTAATCACCTGGCGCGTTGTGCTGCCCGTCGTCTTGGAAAGGAATCTTGGTGGCAAGGAAACGGATGATTGATCCGAGGATATGGGATAGTCAGCAGGTGATGGAGCTGACCGATTCTCAGTTCAAGTTGTACATCTACCTGATATCACAAGCTGACGACGATGGACGGGTGAAGGTATCACTGCCTCTTTTCAGAGCCAGGGTTCATCCGTGCGACAACTTCAGCGAGAAAATGGTGGGTGTTGATCTTGAGCAAATAGCCAGGTCCGGTCTGGTGGTGGTTTACAGGGATGATAGCTATGCCTATCTATGGCATCCTAATTGGTTTCGCTACCAGAGAATAGACAGACCCACTCCATCAACCATTCCAGGGATAGACGATTCTACGGTAGAAGTCCTCGCTGATCTATCGTCGATTACTCGTCGATTACTCGTCGAGCGTTCGTCGAATACAAAAAAGCTCAGTGTGTCCAAAACCAATGATTCGACTACAACTCCTGGATCATTCGACGAGTCCTCGACGAGTCCTCGCGACACCTTATCTTATACTGAACTTCCTAATTCTCTTTCTTCGAAGAAAGAGAAGATAACTCGGGAGACTATAGGAGAGGATGGGGAGTTGTACCACAAGGTTGAGCAGGCGTTCCTGAGCCAGAACGGGAATAAGTTCACCGACTACGCTCGTGAGGGAGCGTCGATCAAGCAGATCATCAAGAGGGCCAAAGCCAGGGACAAGGAGAATGCTGAGGAGGTAGTTGCTGCGGTGATCGACGCCTTCTGGAAGTTGAAGCAGTCGAGAGACAGGTTCTGGGCGGGACAGCCGTTCACGCCCAGCACTCTGAACACGGTGAGTATCTGGGACAGGGTTCTGGAGTCGATGCGCCAAGATGAGCTTGATCCTGCGGTAAGAGAGATAATCGAGGGAGGGCCCGCGTAATGACAGCACAGCAGTTCACGGCGTGGGCTGAGGCGGTCTACGGAAAGTACACCCAGGCGATGAAACGGGAGGTTGAAATCTGGCTGGATGCCAACAAGAAGAATGACAGGTGGATTGACGCGCTACGCCAGGTCGTTCTTCAGGAGCACCCGTCTACGTTCAGAGTTCCACCGGGAGTCCATGAGATATTCGCCATGAGGATTCAGGTTCACGCGGAGAGTCACAAGCTGGAGGAGGCTTCGGCAAAGAAGGAGCTTCCCCTGCACGACGGGAAGCGGGCGGCGGCGGGAGACACCCATGACTGACAGGAGGATGACATGAAGATTTTCTGGATGGATTTGGAAACGAGCGGCCTCGACCCCGCGCACCACGGCATCATCAGCCTGTCCTACGCCGTGGAGATCGACGGCCAGGAAGTGGCCTCGGGAGAACTGCGCTCCTCCTGTGAGGGCAAGGCCATCGACGACTCGGCCCTGAACATCAACCACTTCAGCCGCGGGCAGCTCCTTGGATTCCCCCCGCCCCGGGGGATGTACTACTCCCTGCTGGACATCTTCGGCCAGTACGTGGACAAGTACGACCACCACGACAAGTTCATGGCCGGCGGGTACAACGTGCGGGACTTCGACATGGCCTTCCTGCGCCAACTCTGGAAGGACAACCACGACGACTACTTCGGATCGTGGTTCCACTTCGCGGCCCTGGACCCGTCATCCCTCCTGGCAGCGCTGGCCTACATGGGCGTGGACGTACCCCTGGCAGACGCCAAACTCACCGACCTGGCCCTCCACTTCGGGATGGACACCACCGGCGCCCACGACGCATCCTTCGACCTGAAGATGACCCGCTTCGTCCTGTCCAAGCTCATCGACCTTGCGAGGCTCACCCGATGAAGCGCCTCCTGAGAATCGTCGCCGCGGTGCGACGTGCGGTTCCTTATGGCTTCCTGAAGAACTGGACGGCCGGCATCGAGGCCCTGATCGAGAACTGGCTCGCCAAGAGGGACCACCGCGTCACCATCGTCGGTCTGATACATCGTTCGGGCAGGTGGCACGGAGGTCAGCACCCGCCGACGTTCAGCGTCCGCGACTTCATCCTCTTCATGCAGCATTGGGTCGATCCTAACTACCCGAGGTCGAAATGAGCACCCCCTCGCGCCACCTTCGCGCCCCGCAGGCCACCGTCATCGACACCCACCCTCGGAGGGCCGCCATCCTCAAGGACATCGAGGACGACCGCGGAACCGACGCGCAGATCGGGCGCCGCCACGGGATCTCCGCGGGAACTGTCCGCCAGTACCGCCAGAAGTGGGTTGCCGAGGTCCTTGCCCAGCGGCGCGCTGCGCGCGGGATGCGCACCGTGGACGGACTCCTCACCAAGCTGGAGGAGATGGCCGACCGGGCGGCGCGGAACATCACCGCCTTCGAGGAGTACCTGAAGGACCCCAACGACCCCACCAAAATCTGGATGGGCCTCCAGGCCGAGGAGGTCGTGGCCCACTACGATCAGGACACCGGCGAGGAGACGAAGAACGGCGCGCCCATCACGCGGCGCAAGACCACCCAGCTCTCCGTCCTCATCGCTCAGATGGCCGAGAGCGGCAAGTCCGCCTTCGAGTTCACCGTCAAGCGCGACGACACCCGCCGGCTCTACCACGACGCGATGCGCCTGGCGATGGAGGTCATCGACCGCGTGGCCTACCTCCAGAAGATGGGCGGGGAAGTGAAGATCAACATCAGCCGAACCGAAATCTGGAGCTTTGTCATGTCCGACATCATTGCTGCGCTGGCCCCGTTCCCCGAGGCCCGTGAGAGTGTTGTCGCCATGTTTGAGCAAAAGGCCCTGGCCTTGGAGGTAACCCCCGATGAGGTATGAGATCACCTTCGGATTCGCCATATCGGGAGACCTTCCCTTTCGCCTGTCCACCCCGATCTACCTGCGCGACCTGTACGTGGCGTGGCGTACCCTTGAGGGACTGCCAGTCCGCGCACCCTACGAGGAGGAATATCTCGGGAAGAAGCACAGCGCATAACATGAACGCCATCTGGTTTGAGTCAACCACAGATTCAGAGCGAGCCAGCGCTCACGAGTCACCCAACGTGTACGAGCGAGCCACGGTTGCCGAGTCACCCAGCAGTCAAGAGCGAGCCTACACCGCGAAGACACCCATACATGGAGAGCGAGCCAGCGGAGGGGAGAAAACCAGGTTCATCGAGCGAGCCACCGAGCAGGAGTCAACCACTGGCAACGAGCGAGCCGATGCACGCGAGTAACCCAAAATCAAGGAGCGCCTTTCTTGATGCTTGATCATCGGGCGTATGAGGACGCGGTCTATGCAATGGATCGCGTCCGCTACGCGAAACTCGTTGCCGGCTTTGTGCTTTTCTCTTGGCAGCGCCGCCTCCTGGCCTCGACTCACAAGTTCAAGTGCCTCAACTGCGCCCGGCAGGCGGGGAAGTCCAGCATCATCGCCGTGGTGCCAACGCACACGGCCAAGTACAAGCCGGGCTCGCGGATCCTCGTTCTGGCCGCCACCGAGGACCAGGCCACCGACGACATGCTGAAGATCAAAGCCTGTATGGCCCGCGACCCAACCTACCCCAAGCTCATCCGGGAGTCCGACTCCCTTGTCGTCACCGAAGACGAGAGCCGCATCGAGGTCCTCTGCACCACCGAGAAATCCGCTCGCGGCCGCAGCAAGCCTTCGGTCATCATCGTCGATGAGGCGTCCCGCGTCGAAGACGTTGCGATCACCAGCGGTATCATCCCCATGCTCACGGACAACCCCGACTGCGAGCTCCTCGTCCCCTCCACGCCCAACGGCCGGACCGGCTTCTTCTTCCGAGTCTTCCACGACCGATCCTGGGAGCGGTACTACGTGCGCTCGCCCTACACCCCGACCAGCGGGACCTCCCTTGAGATGATGCAGACCGAGGAGGAGTTCTCCGCGGAGCAGGAGACGAAGGGGATCATCGGCTACTACTCCCCCCGGCACCGCAACCTCGACCACCAACTCAACGTCCAGCTCAAGAACCTCGGCCAGCAACAGTACCGCCAAGAGCAGTGCGGGGAGTTCGTCGAGCCGGACGCCCAGCTTTTCAGCTACAGCGACATCGCGCGCGCATTCGCCGTTGGCGAGGACCTGCGGGCTCTGAAGTCCGGGGTCATCGTGCGTGACGACATACAGGCGTTCCGAGAGGAACCGGAGGAGATCGAGGAATGAGCATGTCCGTAAGCGAGGCGTTGAATGTGGCCGAGACAGTCGAGATCGAGATCGAACACGGCTACAAGGCCAACCGCCAGCAGCAGGCCCTCGTGGCTCTCTACCGGCAGGTGAAGAAGACCAACGCGGAGCGGTCGCGCACTTGACTCTCCCCGCGATTCGACACATTCTCGACAGCAAGGGGCGGGATAGACCGCGCGGCACGGCCATCCTCCGTGCGAGTATCGGGAAGCTAAACACTCCCCGACCCACTCGTGTCAGCCTCCCGTGAAGGGAGTCTTCGCCGCGGCACCGTTGACTCATCCTCACGGCGCCCGCTTCCGCCCCAACTTTTTCGAGGCAACACTGTTGCCGGGAGGGTAACGCCATCATTGTCGACATTCTGGAAATCGACTCGACGGAAGTCGGAGGCGCATCGCTCACGCTGAAGCAGTGCCTGAACCGCAACTTCAGCACCGTTGGCGCCAGCGTACAGGCGGCTCTCCTGGGAGGCAACGGGACCCCCTCGGAGTTGGACTGCGTGAAGGTCAAGGGACTGAAGGCCGCGATGGACGAGCTGGTCGCCCTGGGGAACCACGGCCAGGTCTTCATGGTGCTCTGCACCCCGACCGAGGTGGCGGCGATGGTGACCGCTTCCCAGATCCCCAACTCGTAATGGCGAAGAGCAAGAGCAATCCCGCCCTCCCTGGCGGAAGAAACGCGGTGCGGATCTCCAACCCCTACCCCGGGAACGCACTCCCCGCTCCCGCCTACACCCCTGGCGGGCGTGTCCCGATTTCCCCGTGGCCCGCGCCGGGAAACTACGTCAAGGGCGCGCAGCGCTCGGACGGCAAGCCCTGGGACCCGGCCGAACCCGCGATGGACATGGACGGCGACTGCCCGGGCGACTGAGCAATGAAGGACCGACGGGAGGAACATCGCAAATACCAGAGGGAGCACCGCGAGGAGGCTCGTGAGAGGACTCGTCTCTGGAGGAAGGCTCATCCCGGAGGAACCGAGACAATCAGGCAGGGCATCAAGCGCTACCAGAAGGCCAACCACGATCATATTCTCGAAGTGAGGCGAAAGTATGATGCGAAACATAGGGAGGAGATCGCTGAGAGAAGGCGCAAAGAATACGCCGAAGATCCCGGTAAGTTCCTTGCGAGGTGCCTAAAATACTCCGAAAAAAACAGGGAGCGCGCACGGGAAAGATCACGCGAGTGGCGTCTAAAAAATCCAGGTCGTCACAACATTCTCAAGAACGAATGGCAAAAAAGGCGCGACAGGGATAACCCCGGATACAGGGTTCCGTGGTCCGCTGTCAGCCGAATGATCCAAGAGAAGACCGCCAGCGTCAGGACAAGACAACTCATCGGATGTTCACCTGGATTCCTGCGTAACCATCTCGAATCTCTGTTCAAACCCGGCATGACGTGGGAGAACTACGGCGAGTGGCACGTCGATCACATCGTCCCTATTTCCTGGTTCCCTTTCAAAAAAGATTCCTCGCTTGTGTTCGTGGCTTCGCATTGGACAAACCTCCAACCGCTGTGGGCGACAGAAAATCTCGCCAAAGGCAATAGGAGGGCCGCCTAAAATCAAGGAGTTCCTGGCCGTCTTCGACATAGCTTCGAAGCGCGATAGATACGCGGAGGCCGTGTTCAAGCGGTCGTACTCTTACGTCGATGGCGACCCTCGGGCAGGATCCTCAGACCGACTCCTCTCCGAACTTCAGTGCGTGTGGGCGTGGCATGACGAGAATCTCAGGTATGAGGATATGGAGCGGCGCTACATGGCCCTCATCCGCCGCAAGGAACTTCGCGGCAACTGCGACGAGTTGGTGGACGGAACCGGCGTCGGCGATGCGGTAGTCGAGCGTCTCCGCAAGCTCGGGGGTTTCCCGCACAGCATCGTCTTCACCAACGGTGGCCGAGCGCATCCCGTGTACGAGGAGATCGGCCGCGTCTTCGGGGAGTCCCGCTCGGGAGAGCTTTCCCCCATGCGCACGATCAAGGAGTGGCTGGTGCCACGGCGCGATCTCGTTGCCGATGGCGGGCTTCTCCTGGAGCAGGGACGCCTTGCTTTCGCCAAGGACCTCCCCTTCCGGGAGGCCATCGAGGCGCAACTCACGGGGTTCAACTTCAACAAGAAAAAGCAAAAGTACATGGCCGAGACCGAGGATCTCCACGACGACCTCGTGATCTGCATCCTCATGGCCGCGTGGTGGGTCCACTACAACGAGAACGAGATCGTCGAGGGCGAGGTCCTCCCGAAGGACGAGAGTGATTCCTGGGACCCCCTTGCCGCCTTCACGGCGAAGGACGACTCCGCGCACGACGTTCCGCTACAGGCCGGCGGGGGAGCGTGGAGATGAGCCTCTCCCTCCCGATCTCCAACTACAGCATCACCCAACTCCAGCACATCTACCACCAGCGGTGGAAGGTGCGCATGTTCAAAGACAACACGATGCGCGAGATCGCCTCCTTCGTGAACCAGGACATGAGTGACTGGTACATCAGGAGCGACCCCGAGCAAAGCGGGCGATCGCCGAACACGGGCATGAAGATTTTCGACTGGACCGCCCCCGAGTCCAGCCTCCAGTGCGCGGACGGACTCCTGGGCTACGGCTTTTCCAACGTCTGGTTTCGCATGGAGTTCGACGACGAGAAGATGAACGAGAACGCGGGCATGTTCCTCCAGAAGGCAGAGAAGCAGGTCTACAAGCAACTTCACGTCTCGCCGTGGAAGGACGAGCTTCGCATCTTCCTCCGATCCCTCCTGGACTTCTCCACCGGCATCATGTGGCGACAGGAGAATGCGGCCCTCGGTAGGCCCTCCTACAAGACGCTGCACCTGAATCGGTGCTACATCGACAACGACCAGTGGGGAGCGGTGGACGTGCTCATCCGTGACATTTGGTGGAGCGCGCAGAACATCGTCGCGGAGTACGGATACGAGGCGTGCCCGCCGGCCATCCAGGATGCCTACGACCAGAACAAGGACCAGCTCTGGATGCTCATCTCCTTCTGCTTCCCGCAGACGAAGTACAGCCCGGAGTTGGACTTCGAGGTTCCGGCCGGGGAGTACGTGGAGATCACCCTCCCGCTGTGCGACTGGTTCCACCCGCTGAGAATTGACCCGCACCAGACGAAGCCCTTCTTCGCCGCGCGCTACATGCGCAGCTACGACGCAGGCCCGTGGGGCCAGGGCGCCCCCGGGATGCTCCAGCTCGGGAACATCAAGATGCTCAACTCCATGAGCCAGGACATGCTGAAGATCAGCCAGCGGATGGCCGACCCGTCGATCAAGGCGACGATCGGCGCCCGCGGCCGTATCACCCGGGTCCCTGGCGATGTGAGCTACCTCCCTCCCGGTCAGGACTACCAGCGGGAGAAGGTGGAGGGCGACCCACGGATGCTGGAGGGGCGGTACCTCGCCATCCAGAAGAACGTGCAGGCCGGCTACCACAAGGACTTCTTCCTCGTCCTCACGCAGAACCTGGACGCCATCACCAAGAGCACGGCCACTGGCGTCAACGGCCTCCAGAGCGAGAAGGCCGCCATGCTGGCCGCGTTCTCCTCGCGTCTGGAGGTCGAATACGTCGAGCCGCTCCTGAAGGACCTCTTCTTCATGGAACTTCGGGCCGGCCGGCTCGGCGCTCCCCCGCGCAGCGCGCAGGGCCGCCAGATGAAGCTCAACTTCGTCGGCCCTCTCTGGCAGATGCAGCGGCAACAGCTCGTCCTTAACTCCACGATGGCCGCCCTCCAGCAGATCAACGCGCTGGTGCAGATGCAGCTCTCCGCGGGCCAGCCCGGAGACGTTCTGGACAACTTCGACCTGAGCCAGTACGCGCGGGACATCGGGGTCTCCTATGACATGGCGAAGGACGTGATTCGCAACATGGTGGACGTGCAGCGGATCCGCCAGGGAAGGGCCGCGGCGGCACAGCAGCAGGCGATCACGCAACAGAAAGAGACTGAATCCCGCATAAATCTGGATCGAGCTCGCGCCACGGCGGCCAACGCCAAGGGCGCGATCGTACAGGGCGCAGCGCAGCCGATGGCGCAGCCCGCACCGGCCACGATGGGGTCGGCACTTGGATAGGAGGATGGCATGGATTTGGAACAGGAGAACGCGGCGCTGAAGGCGAGGGTCGCCGAGCTTGAGGACGCTATTCGGGCGAACAAGAACGGCTTGGCGAACCTTCTCACGATGATGAAGGAGTACGCGGGGATCTTCCTCGGAAACTACCAGCGGGTCATGGCGGAAGCCGAGGCGGACAAGGACGCCAAGGACCTGATGAAGAAGCACGGGTTCGGAAAGTCGTGAGCGAGAACAACAACAAGCTCTGGAGGCCCGGCCCTCCCGTGCGAAACGCTCCGAAGATGATCGCCGCGGCTGGCGCCGAGAACGCCCTCGCCAAGCACTGCCAGGGCGAGCACATCGCGGGGTTCGTCATCATCCTCGCCTACACGGACGGAATGGTGGAAGTGCAGGGCGCTCACCTTTCCGAGGAGGACATCAAGCGGTCCGTTACCGCTGCTGCCTTCATCTGCGGGGCCTCGCACATCAAGGGCGCGAACGAGTTGGACGGGGCATGAGCGAACCCAACGAAGAGCGCCTTCTGGAGTTGCGCATCCAGCACGCCTTCCGGGCCGCCTTCATCGCGTGCTTCCAGGGAACGGGAGACTACGGGGAGCTGGTGCTCTCGGCGATCGCCAACCGCTGCGGATGCAACGAGACGGAGGCCGAGCGCATCAAGCCCGACCTCGTGGCGTTCCACAACTGGCTCCTGTCCATGCTGGGCATCCGGGAGGGCGAGGAGCCCAACGTGAACCTCACTGACCCCGCAGCACTCAGGGCTTACACCGCGGAAGCCAAGGTGCTATTATCGACGGCCAACATGAACGATGTGACCGCAGAACTCACACAAATCGGAGGAACAGATGGCAACACCTGAAGAAGAGGCCGCCGCGAAAGCCGCAGAGCCGAAGTTTGCTTCCCAAGTCAAGAAAGAGGTCCGCGAGCAGTACGCCGACGTTCTGAAGTCCTACGCCGGGAAAGACGTGAACGAGCTTTTCCTTGAGCACGCCTCCCTCGCGCAGAAGGTTAAGGAGCGCGGCATCATCATCCCCACGAAAGACAGCCCTCCCGAGGAGGTCGCCGAGTTCCATGCGCGGATGGACCTCCCCACCAAGGCCGAGGAGTACGATCTCAAGTACGACGACAAGTTCGTCCCGAAAGAGGTCGTGGACGACGCGAAGGCTTTCGTTCACGCCAACGGCTACACGCGCAAGCAGGCCCAGGCGTACATGACCAAAATCGAGGGCATCGCCAAGGCCGCGGCCGGTCGCACCGAGGCGCGAAAGGCCCAGGGGGAGGCGAACAAGATGCAGGCGCTCACCGCGGCAATGGGGGGCGACTCCAAGGCTGCGGAGGCCGCCTACAACCTCGCGGTGAAGAGGCTTGCGGGGTACTCGGAGAAAACGCGGACGGCCCTCATCAACAGCGGTGTCGCCTACGATCCCGACTTCCTGAAGGACATCGCCGCGGAGCAGGCGAAACTGGAGCCGAAGGGGTTCGTTACCGGAGAGGGTGGAGGGGCAGGTGGGGGGGGCGACAAGAAGCCGGCGGTCAACGGCCGCCAGGGCAACTACTCCCCCGAGTGGGTAGCGGTTCACGGTCCGAAGGCGGCAGGAGCATAGACCATGGGCAAGCTGGAAGAGGACATCCTCAAGAGCATCGAGGCTTCCAAGGGGCAGGTGGACCGAGTGGCCGAGAACGCCCGGCGCTTCGAGTCAAAGCAGGGGGCACGGCCGCAGCCGCAGGGAGAGCGGAGGGCCGTGTTCATCACCATCCCGAACGTCAACGGACAGGGCGAGGTCATCGGCGAGCAGGTCGTGGAGAAGCACTCAGGTTTTCACTACAGCGAGGAGGCCCAGCGTCTTCTCGGAGTCCACAAGACCCCGCCGAAGCTGACCCCGGGCGTCATCTACGGCGCGGACGGGGAGCCGGTTGCCCTGAATGGCAGGAGCAGCGACGGGAGCCGGCTGGTCTCCTCATAACCATGTCTCTCAATTTGCCGGCGGGCATGAAAAACGCGGAGGTGCAATCGTGAAGTCTGGCATGATCGCGCTGATACTGGCAGCCTTGCTGGTTGCGATGCTGGTACCAGCGTTCGCCTTTGGGGCGAACAACGGGACGGATTTTTCCGCCTCGATGATTGGAACCAAGATCACCATCCAGGAGGAAGTAGGCGGGACCTTCACCGCTGAAAGCATGACGGCACTCGCCGTCCCTCCGAATGAAGCGGTCGTTGCTTCCACCACTATGATGATTTCGGAATCCGTGACTTCACTACGCATCGCAAACCTGAACGCGATCTACAATTCGCCGCTGGCCGGCAAGGAGTGTGACGGGCTATTTGCCCGGCACTATTGACGACCACCGAAGCGAGAGACAGCCCCTCCCCCCTGGAGGGGCTTTTCTTTGCCTATTGACAACTTCACAGAGCGGCAGTATTGATTGCATAGTTGGGTAGAGGAGTGGTCGTCCTCGCGGGGCTCATATCCCCGAGATCATGGGTTCGAATCCCATCCCAGCCATAGGAGCTTCTCGGCGGTGCCGGGACTCCACCCGCACTCAGAAGAGACCTCGAAGTTCAAGAGGGCCTTGGGAACCGTGTAAATCGGGACCTTGATCCTCCCTGACCTGCCTGGGAACCGGACGGTGTGTTTCTCACGAAACGCATTCTGTAAGGAGCCAACCAATGGCAGGTCTCAGCGCGTTTGCGCAGATGACCCTTCCCCAGGCGATGATCCGAAAGGACTTCGACAATCTGGCGGCCTCTCTCGGAGAGCTCGCTCAGATCATCGACCTCCTGGATGTCATGCCCTGGCTGAAGGCGACCCACGGCGTGATGAACCGCCAGTTCCAGGGCAGCCGCCTCGGAACGGGCACGTTCTCCCGCGCCAACCAGCCCATCCCCACCATCTCCTCGACTGGCGACTTCATCGAAGAGCCCGTGAAGCTCTACGAGGGAGAGTCGCAGATCGACGAGCGCATCCTCCAGGGCGTCGATGACCCCCTGGCCGTGCGCGACAGCGAAGACGGCCTGAACATGGAGGGGGCGTTCCAGGACTGGGCGTACAACCTCCTGTACGGCAACGACGGACTGGCACCCGACAACTTCTACTCGATGAGCATGAGGCGCGCGGCCCTCACCGGCGGCGCTCCCTACGTTTTCAGCGGCGGGGCTGCGGCTTCCGTCTCCGATGCGTGGCTCATGGAGCTGTCCCCGAACACCCTGCACCTGTCCTTCCCGTCCAACAGCGGGACCCCCGGGTTCCACAACGAGGACCGCGGTCGCCAGAGGGTAACCTCCCCGACCGGGACCGGGCAGAACTACGCCTGGTGCCGCCTGTACCAGATCTGGGCGGGCATCGTGCTGCGCAACAACAGGGCGCTCATGCGCTACACCAACCTCGCCACCAGCGGCGCGGCCAACACGTTCTCGATCACCGACTTCGTGCGCTACGGGAAGAACCAGCTCCAGAACTTCGGACGGAACGCCTTCCTGTTCGTCAACCGCACGATCAAGGGCCAGATCGAGGCGCAGGCGTACCGCGACACGGCAAACGGCGCGCTCACCGTGCAGGCGATCGAGGGCTACGGGCCTGTGACGTTCGTGGCGGGTATCCCGCTGCGGATGCACGAAGGCATCCCCAACAACCTGACGGCGCTGGCGTAGGCAGAAGGGAAAGAGGAGCAAAGACCATGAGAGACGCAATCTTTTCCTACGGACCGATCGCCAACGCGACGATCTCCCCGACGACCAAGGACACCGACTACTACCCGGCGGGTGCGGTCGGAACGACCTACATCGACATGGGGGCGATGTCCACCCTGAGCCGCTTCACGCGGCACACCCTGGACCGGGACCTGTACGCGGTGTGGCGCGCCCTTGGCGCCTTCAACGCGGCGGACTACATCATCCCGTTCATCGCGGACGACACCGTGGCGGCCATGAACTCGACCCTGGCCTACGTTGCCACCTACGCCCCGACGACCACGGGCATCGTGTGGCCCATCGGGCAGGAGTGGAGGCACCGGGCACCGGAGACGGTGCGGCGCTACTTCAGCCAGGGGCTGACGGCGAAGTCCAGCGGGTCCTACACGTCCAACACCTTCGAGGTGTTCTTCGAGCACGGCGCACGGGCCGCGCTGGCTGTGACCCTCGGCGGGAACAACCTGTAGAAACCGCGATTCCGAATCGGTATACTCGGGTGGCCCTCTCGTATGAGGGGGCCATCTCTTGTATCCAACGGAGGATCTGATGAAGTTCATCTGCATCGACGACGCCATCGACAGCGGAGACCGCCAGCACCTTTCCAAGCGCGAGACCCCGATCACGCACAACTACCGGCGGGAGCGCATCTACGACATCGACGAGGCCCAGCTTCGCCGCCTGACGGCCATCGGCCTGTTCCCCGAGGTCTTCGAGTACGGGGACGAGGCCGCCGCGGCATGGGTGGAGGCCCACAACGACGAGTTGTGCGACATCGTGGACGCGCGTGTCCTTCCCTACCGGAAGCTCACCGCGGAGGAAGAGGCCAACGACAGGCTGGTCGCCAAGACCGGCGAGGGCAAGTTCACACTTCCCCACGGCGTCGTTGCCATCACCAGGCCGACTCTCATGCGCAATAAGAAAACGACCGAGGAGGTCATCGCGGGACAGGACCAGTTGACCTACGAGGCCAGCGGCCCGATCACTCTGAAGAGGCCCGAGAAGCCGGCGGCTTCCGCGGCGCGGCCCGCTCCCGCCGCCAAGAAGGGCACCCGCAAGCCCATGAGCGCCGAGGCCAGGAAGGCCGCAGGCGAGCGGCTGGCCGCGGCCCGAGCCAAGAAGAAGGCCGGGAAGGTCCCGGTGGAGGCGTAGGACACACATGGCCCAGACGCCCATAGTTGGAGCATCCCCCGGGGCGTCCTGGGTTTCGGTGTGCAACACTGCACTTCGGGCGGTGGGGAAGGACCGAATCTCGGCCATTGGCGGGACCGACCCCAACTCCGCCATCTGCGCGGACCTGCTCCCCGATGCCATCACGGCCGTACTGGCGGCCAACGACGACTGGTGCGTGCTGAGGAAGCGCGCCCAGCTCGTCGTGGACGGAAACTACGTTCCCGCCTACGGCTATCTCTACGCCTACGCGCTTCCCAACGACTGCTCCGACTTCCAGCAGGACGGGGTGATTGCCATCAACGCGGTTCCAGCCGGGACGACGATCTCCGACGACGACACCCTTTCCAGTATGCCGTGGGCGCGAGAGGATCGGTGGATTCTCACCAACGCAACGGCGGTCTACCTGAAGTACCAGCGGCTCCTCTACAACGAGGATGCGGCAACGCTCCCCGACTGGTTCCTTCACGCGGTCCACGACCAGCTTGCCTGCGGCCTCTGTATGCCGATGCGTCAGAACCCGTCGCTCCTGAAGATCCTGGAGAAGAGCGCCGACTCATCCCTGCGCAATGCCATCGCCAACGACGACAAGATGAAGATGACCTTCCAGGGCAGCGGCGTCCGCGGCTACAAGTATTACGAGGACACCCGGGGCGGCGACTCCTCGACCGAAGGCGATCTCTCAGACCCGAACAGGTTCGCGTAGGCCATGAGCGATCTCGATGTCCATGAGGTAACGAAGGGTGACTTCGGCTACGGCGAGATAGCTCCGACCTTCCAGGGCCGAGTGGAATCCCCCGAGTACAAGACGGGTTCGGCCCTCATGTATAACGTGCTCCCGCGCGCGGGTGGGGGCTGGCGGCGGCGCCCCGGGACGCGCTTCTCCTACGTGGTGCCCGCGGACTCTCAGGTTGTCCGCATGGTCAAGTTCACCGCGAAGTACGGCCAGCAGTTCGCGCTGGTCATCTGCCTCGTCTCCGGAGTAGCCACGATCTACGTGTTCTCCCAAGCCACGCACGCCTACGTCACCACGATCACCACGAACGTTCCCGCCTATGCCCTCGCGGACCTTCCGGCGATCAACCACGCATCGACGAACGGAACGCTCTGGCTCTTCATGTCGGGGACGGCAACGGGTACCGCGGGGGGCTGCCCCGTCTGCGAGATCGTGAACGCCGCCTCTGACGGAAGCGGGGCCTGGTCGGCAAGCCAGCCGACGTTCACCAATACTACGGCAGGGACACCCGAGACGTTCGGCAGCCTGAATCACTATCCCGGGGCTGGAGAGTTCTACGCGGGCCGCCTCTTCCTGACGGGCACCAACACCAACCCCACGGCACAGTACGCCTGCACGCTCCCTGCTCCCGGGACGGCGCAGACCTATCTCATCTTCACGATCCCAGCTTCCCCGGCCGCGGCAGACGCCATCTACCTCCTCCAGAACGACATGAACGCCTCGCGCGTTCTCTGGCTCCTGGCAACGCAGTCCCTTCTGGCGGGAACCGACAAGTCCACATGGATGTACCCTGATGGGGTAACAGGTACCCCCCCAACTCCCGCTACCTACTGGATGAAGAAGAGCGCCAGCTACGGGGCTCTTGCCAACTCGCGGCCGGTCCCTGTAGTCAACGTCAACCTCTATCTTGGCGCGGATGGAAAGACGCTGCGCAGCCTCATCCTCTCGCTCCAGAGGGGATTTTTCTCAGACGCACCGCTGTCCGACCACGCCGAGCACCTCATGTCCCGCGTCGCCGTGGACTTCTGGGTTACGCTTCGACCCGAGCCCATCGCGTGGATCCGCATGGCTGACGGCACGATCGTCTCTGCGAACGTGAAGCAGCAGGACACAGGGTTCATCGTGAACGCCGGCTGCGGATTTTCCCAGCACCAGATTGGGGGCTCTGGCAAGGTGGCGGGAGGGTGCGTCCTCTCCGGTACCAATTACGATGAGCTCTGGCTCGCCGTGGTGCGCGGCACCACCGTCTCCATCGAGTACCTGTACCTTGACGACATCAACACCACCGCTCAGGAAGACAGCTTCTACCTGGACTGCGGGCAGACACAGACGCCCGGGGGCGTTGGCACCACCCACTTCACCGGCCTTCCTTCCCCGCTCGGTACTCAGCAGGTGGCGGGATTCGGAGACGGAAGGGTGATGCCGCTGGTCACCTGTTCGGGGGGTGGGGTCATCGACTACACTCAGCCGGTGAAGAAGCTCCAGGTAGGATTCCCGTATTACTCGGCGTGGTGGGATCTCATCCCGATACTTCCCGCGAAGGGTGGGGCACTGGGGTTGCTGCGCTCAATCGAGAAGGCTTGGCTGAAGGTATACAAATCCCTCGGCGGGTGGGTTGGGCAGACGGCTCCGAGCGATCCCCTGGGAAACCCCGGAGAGACGCTGATCAACTTCTGGGACAAGCTCCAGATCCTCGGTGTGATGACCTACGGGAACCCCCCGGCGATGAAGTCGGGATTCATCCCCGTTGACAACCTCCCCATGCAGATCGACGACAATCAGGGGGTGTACGTCGCCATCGTGGACCCTGTTCCTTTCAACCTCGTGTCGATCACGGCGCGCTACAAGTTGGTTGAAGTATGAGCGATTACTTTGTCAAACTCGGTATCGATTTGCTTACTGACCTCTTTGGAGATAAATCTGCCACAAAAGCAGGACACCAAGCGGCCGAATCCGACATGGCCGTCTACCAGAAGTACCTGGACTTCTTCCCTCAGTATTCAGAGGCAAAAAAAACAGAGTATAAGACCGGCGAGGCACAAACCCTTGGCAACCGCCTTGCCGCGATGGGCATGAGGGGAATTGACACGGGAGGATCAGGTCAGCCCACCTCAAGTGCCGCTGCATATACTCAGCAGAAAAGCCTGTACGACACAGGCTATGAAGTCCTTGTGAACCAACTTGAATTGGAGAAGACGAAAGCCGAAGGCCAACTTGAGGTAGCAAAAGCTACGGCTGATGCCACACAAACAGGAGGACTCTTCGGGCATGGTGGGTTCCTCGGGCTTGGGCTGGGGGGATAGATGGCAGGACTTGACGATTTCACTATTCCCGCAACTCCAAGCCTCCAAGCTGAACGCATTGATTACTCCGGACTGCTTCGAGCGACCGAGCAAAACCAGAAAAACTCCAGTGACTTAATAAAGTCTGGAGCAGAGATACTTTCAAAGGCTGGTCAATACCTCCACCAAGTATCCCAGGACGCAGCTTTCGTGAACATGCAGGCAGACCTCCTTCACGCGAAAGAGGGAGCCAACGCGAAGGCCATCGACCTCGTTCACCAGGGGCCAGGGAAGGGCTACGACTTCATCACCAGCGAAGGCATAGACGACAACGGAAACACAGCTCCGATGCGCTCCTTGAAACTCAACCCGGACTTCCAGAAGTATCTCGATGAGCAGCAGCAGAACATCGCAGAAAAGTACAAGGCTTTTCCCGACCTCGTTAAGTACGCGATGGAGAACTTCACGAGTACGGCAGTGGAAGCACACAAATCTGCATACGCTGAGGCAACCAAACAGGCCCTTGATGACGGCAAGGCGGGAGTGGACAGAGCACTTCAGTACGCGACCCAAGATGCGATAAGGACGGGGAAGACCGATTTGCTCGATGCCTTCGGCTCCAACCCCACCTACAGCAACTTCTACCACCCGCAGGTTCTTGCCGAGAAGGTAGATGCGGCAAAGGCCGCGGCCCAACTTGGGATGCTCTCAAAGAGTCTTCTCCAGACGGTTCAAGAGAAAGGATCTGATGCGGCTCTGGCAGAGCTTGGAATGCGAGGAGATATAGCCGAGAAGGATCGTGTGCAACTCACCAACCAGGTGAAAGCAGTAGACGCCGGCGAGCAGTCGCAGTGGAACCAGAAGGTCATCGACTCCGCGGTGAAGGCGCACGACGAGGGAGGCATGATCTACAGCCAGGCCCTCGACCAACTCGTGAGCCAGGTCCCGGGCTTCCGCCAGGAAGCCACGATGAAGGCGGCGATGTCCTATCTGGACTCCAAGGCGAAAATCGACAATCAGAAGATGAGCAACTCCGTCGATGCCTACAATCAGGCCGGCAACTCGTGGGAGGACACGCTGCGCTGGTTCTCCGACAAAGACCAGAAGTTCGCAGCCAACACGGATTACGAAAAAGAATACAGCTTCATCCAGGCTCGCATCAAAGACGAGAAGGAGCCCCCGAAGGGACCGCTCGCCAATCGCATCCCTCCCTATCTCCTCCTCCTCGATTCAGAGCCTTCCTCCGAGAAGCTGGACAAGGGTGCGATATTCCGTCAGGCGTTCAAGGAGGGAGGCTATACCGTCCCGGACGGGCCGGACAAGGGAAAGGTCATCAAGATCGACGGCGAGGAGTTGGACTACCTCCTGAAGAACCGGCGAGACGACGACCCCACTCTCCACGACGCGAAATCAATGATCAACTCGTGGTCCTCACCAAACCCCGTGACCGGAGCCCCGGGACTGGTACCGCGCGAGCAGGGAGTGGCGGCCACGATGATGCTCGACCAGTGGTACCGGGACAAAGCAGCGCAGGGAAAGCCTCCCACTCTGGAGGACATCTACTCTGCGGTGGACCATATCAAAGCCGTGACGACGGACAAGGTGCTCAACAAGGAAGTGGGGAAGATGTTCTCCACCGAGGGAATCCTCAACCAGGTATTCTTCGGTGCCCAGGACCGCGGCGCCATGAACGATCTCCAGGGGCGCATCCAGCGCGGAGAGATCGGGGAGATGTCGCAGACGGAGGGCTTCCAGCCGACGCTGAAGCGGTTCTCCACAGTCCTCCAGAACGACCTCACCAAGAATCTTGGAGTTAAAGTCACGAAGGTCGATCAGCACGACGCAAGCGGCCAGCAGTACCTCCACAGCGCGGGGGGGAACGTCTACGCCTACGCGGTGGATGCCAACGGCAACGGCCAGTGGCACGCGGTGAAGGCCGCACAGTTCAAGGCCGGGTCTGACGTGACGAAGTGGCCGGTGGTGAGTAAGTGAGCGACCAGTACGACGCTCCGAATCCTGAGCCCGGGTCGGCGACAGCGGTAGCCCCGGCTCCCGCGTATGCCCCGCCGAACCCGGAGCCGAAGGTCCCAAACCAGCCGCAGCTCCCGGTGGGCGATGTCCCTACGGCGTACTCTGCCCCAAATCCCGAGCAGGCCCGCCAGAACGTGATGGCGCTCTCCCCGGATCCCGCTCAGGCCGATGCGAAGATCCAGGCTTCGAAGGCCATTGGCGACTGGCTGAAGATCCATCCCGTGGATGTCCACCAGAACTTCGACGCCGTGACGCAGCACATCTACGGTGACTCGGTGAAAGGGCAGACGCCGGCCACGATATTCCAGAAGGTCCAGAACACGTTCAAGGGCCAGCAGCTCGCGGCCCAGGATGCGGATCTCGCGGGCAAGATGTTCCTCGGCGATGACAGTCAAGCCACGAAGGACGCGCGTTCTGCCGTGAAGAAGCAGCAGGCCGAGCTGGGGCCTACGCTGGGGTGGCTCCCTCAGCAGGCCGCAGGGATCGCCTTCCAACTCGGCTATCAGGTGGAGCACGCCACCGACACCGTTGCCTACACGGGCCTTTCAATCCTCAGCGGTGAGCTTTTGGCGAAGACGCTGGGCATGAACCCCAAGACGCACTTCCTCGAAGCCGCCGTGGGGGAATCCCAGAAGGTGTTCGGATCCCTCGTGGGCGGATCCTATGGGAGCCTCATCGACCGCGGAGTGGACCCCACCTACGCCCGCATGGCCGCCACGGGCCTTGGCGCTCTCCAGATCGGCCTCATGGCAATCCCAATCGGGCAGGAAGCCTCAAAGCCTGTTGGGGACGCTCTCATCGACGGCGTGATTCGTCCCATGCTCAACGGAGCGATCGACAAGACCGCGGCCACGGCGATCCCGAAAGCTGCCGCCGGGAAGCTGGGTACAACCCTCGGGATGGATGCGGCCACGGCAGAGACGGCCGGGGCGTTCGGGAAGCAGGGGCTCATGGCGGTGGGGATGGCGACGGCGAACGCCGCGCTTCCCGAAGTGGCGGCCTCGCTCTCAAACAGGCTGAAGGACCAGCAGGCGAAGGCTCAGGAAGCTCGACTCGCAAAATCACCGGGCCTTCTCACTCCCGGAAATATCGACATCCACGCTCGCCCAACGGTACAGAATGAGGATGGCTCAATCAGCACCGTGGAGTCGATGTCATTCGAGGAGCGCGGCAAGGAGATCCTTGTCCCGACAATCAGTGACGACGGAAAACATCTCACTGACGATCAGGCCATCGCTCTGTACCACAAGACAGGGAAACATCTCGGAATCTTCGACAACCCAGAGCACGCTGACGCCTATGCCCAGCTTCTCCATGAGGAGCAGGCAAACGAGTACGGCAAGACGAAGCTGAAGAGCGCCGGGGAGCTTGCCACCGAGATCACCGAAGGAGCGGTAGGCCAGTTCCTCGTGGCCGGCGGTGCCGTTGGCGCCCACGAGGCGCTTCGCTCGATGGTCCAGACGCACATCGAGAACGCCGTCTCCGCAGCGGCCGACCGGGAACTCGCCAAGCAGGCCCAGGAAGCGCGCTTCGAGGAAGCCGTGAAGGCGGCCACGGAGAAGGCGAAGGCCGCGGAGATCCCTCAGCACCCCATCGAGGCTGCAACGCGCGAGATGCAGGCGAAGCAGACCATCGGGGACATCGTGGACAGGGAACCCCAACTCCCCGAAGTGAAGCCTGCCGAGGATCCCTACGCCGCCCAGCTCGAAGCCGAGACAGCGAAGAAGACGACCGTGAGCGACGAGCAACTGAAGGCCATGCTCGACAAGGCCAAGGAAGCCCACGGGGAAGACATCAAGATGCCGGGGGTCACCAAGGACTGGCACGACGCTGTTCGGATGGACCCCAATGACGAGGGAAAGGCTGTCCTCTGGTACAACGACGCCGAGGGCGGGACGCACGCGATTGTAGAACCCCTGGAGGCAAAGGCGACCGAACGGCCTTCGACGGGAAACGGTGGAGTAACGAACCCCGAACCCGCAACCCGTCCGGTCACCCCTGCCATGAGCGAAGAACAGGGCCGCGTTCTCGACGAGGCTACGCGCTCCGAGGAGGGCACATCCGACTACATTGAGCGCCGGCCCGACGTGCAGGCCCTCAACAAGAAAATATCGGACCTCCAACTCGCCGTGGACCAGGGGAAGACCGAGGGAAAGGCCGCGCTCGAAGCCGCTCGGGCAGAAAAGACTGCCGCAGTGAAGTCCTTGCGGGATCAGATCAAGACTCGCGCTCAGACGAATAAGGACCTGGCCGACATCAAGGCCGTGGTAGCCGGGGCCAAGTACATGAACCGCGACCTCGGTGATGCCGTGAAAGCCCTCGGGGAGAAGCTGGACCTGAAGGGGAAGACCTCTAAGGCCAACCTCACGAAGGACTACCTCTCCGAGCTTTCCGCGGTCCACGACGCTCTGGTTGCCGAACCCGACCGCGGACCTACCATCGACCTCGGGAAGCTGAAAGACCTTTCGCGCGTGAAAGCCCGCGACCTCTCTCCGGAGGATCTCTCCGATGTCACTGACGCGCTGAAGAACCTCGCATGGGTCCAGAGAATGCGCGACAAAGTGCAGGACACCGGGAAAGCTATCGAATTGGACGGCCTCCGCAAGGAAGCTACCGAGAAGGTGCAGGGGCTGAAGTTCAACGCCGAGGAGCAGGCTCGCGCAGATTCTGGCGCCCGCGCTCCCCTCGCCCGCAAGAGCAAGGAGTTCTGGCGGGACGCCAAGAGCACGGGGAACACGGGCTTCGCAGGATATGACTTCAACGCCCAGCGCGTGTTCGGGGGGAAGGACACGGAGAACTACCGGATCGTCTCGCGCAACCTCCTCCAGGCCGACCTTCGGCGCGAGCCTCACGCCAACGCCCTGCTTTCCCCCGTCATGGACGACTGGCTCTCGAAAGACATGGGGATCAACCGGCGCACTCAGCCGCTGAAGTACATCAAGTATGCCACCGAGCAGTTCACCGAAGACGGCTTCACTCTCGACCGAGGAGACATCATGTCGGCCTACATGCACTACCAGGCCGAGAACAACAAGGCGTCTCTCCTTTCGGGGGCGGCCATCGCAAGCTCCATCGACCCCAACCGCGTCATCCAGATACCGGACGAGACCTACCAGAAGTTTTTCAGCCACCTCGACCCGAAAGAGATCAAGATGATGAAGGAGATCGCCGCGCGGGACCTTCTGAAGGCTGGCGACGAGCGGGCCAAGGAGTTCGAGAATCGCTACGGCTACCCGATGTCACGGGAGCAGAACTACTGGCCGAAGAACGTGGTCCGCGATGCCGATGTCCGGAGCGACATCGAAGCCCTCCGCAAGTCCATGCGCTGGGTGCGCGCGGCTCCCGATGAAAGTCACTCGATAGAGCGCACCGGGGCCAAGGGTCCGATTCGGCTTCGCAACTTCTTCGAGGTCTACCCCGAGGTCATGGCCGACACGGCCCACGTTGTCGAGATGGGTCCCGTAGTGGGAGAGGCTGGGAAGATCCTTTGGGACCCGAAGATCAGCGAGACCGTGAAGCAGCGCCAGGGAGCGCCAGTGCTCAACGGAATGAGGGACGACCTGAAGTTCATGGCCGGTCAGGGGAACACCAGCCAGTGGTGGGAGAAGGGGATGGACGGGCTGGGCAACGTCATCACCAGCATCAACCTCGCCAACAACGTGAAGTCTGCCATCAAGCAGGCCCTCCTCGCTGGCCGGTCCTTCACGGAAGTCCGGGCCGATGCGTGGTTGAAGGGAGCCGCCTACGTTGCGACCCACCCTCGGAAGGCCCAGGAAGCCGCCGAGGCTGTCTCGATGTTCGTGAGCACAGCTCGGCGCAAGGGCGGGACGCTGGAGCAGAGCCAGATGCTCAACACCGAGGGGGGACTCCAGACGTTCAAGGCCGTTCGGACGCAGGTTAAGAAGGCGGGGATGTTTCTCAACAAGAAGGGCACTCAGCTTTCCTTCCTCATCGACGCCCACGCCGCAATCCAGCACTCCATGATCGAGTTCGAACGCGCCGAGCAGGGGAAGCCCTTCCTCTCTGACGGCTTCCGGTCGGCAACGGGTCTCAGTGAGGGTGACGTGGCGGCCCTCACCCCCGGGCAGCGCATGAGTGCCGCGGGGAAGTTCGCCGACCAAGTGATAGGAGAGACCCACGCTTCCTCTGCCCGCGGCCAGGAGATCGGGATCCAGAAGTCCGCCCCCACTCGTCTCCTCACGAAGTTCCAGAGCGAGCCGATGAAAGCCTTCGAGAACATGCGGCGCGCTCTCATGGACTACCAGCAGAACAAGAGCACGTTCAACCTCACGAAGCTGGTGAAGACCATGACGTTCTACACGGTAGCGGAGGGCGTTATCTTCTACGGCCTGGACTCCGTGTGGAATGCGCTATTCGGGAGCCTCAAGGGCAATCAGGTGCAACAGGAGAAGCGTGCTCCGAATCTCGGGGAAGAGGAGGCCCTCGCCAACCTCAATTACGTTCCCGTGGTGGGACCGATTGCCTCGGGAGCCATCACGCGAACGAAGTTCCCCAGCGCCTACACGGGCAACGTCGGAGGATCAGTGGAGGATCTCATCGGTCAGACGCTCGACGCTCTTGCAAAACTGCACCAAGGCGAAAAACTGAATGAGATGCAGCGGGCCAACGCCATGCAGAAGTTCGTTGACGGTGTGACAGACATCGGCCTGGGCGTTTTCGGGACCTCCATCAAGAGCCCGCGTTCGGTGGCGCGCGGAATCGAGCAGAGGCTGGAGAAGTGATGCCCTTGACTCCCGCCGTCTCCCGGCACACTATCGAAAGCGAGATGCGCGCATGATAGCCACGACGCAGACGAGCCAACTCTACACCTTCACCCCGGGCGCATCGCCTTCGACGTACAACATCCCCTTCGGCTACAGGCAGCAGGCCGAAATATTCGCCATCATGTCGCAGACTGGCTTGCCGAACCTCCAGCTCACGCAGGGGGTGGACTTCAGCTTTACCTTGCCCTCTCCCACCGGGGGGACGCTCACGAAGATGGGGACGTGGGACGTTCGCTACGGGAACCTCACGATCTTCCGCTCTACCCCTCACGTCAACGAGGAGAGCGTTGTGGACGGCGGGGGGATCGTCGCCGACCGCCTTGAGTTCATGATCGACAAGCTCACCCAGATGATCCAGGAGATCGGCAACGGCAACATCCCTACCTCGGGGTACGCCCTCACCTTCCCCACGAGCGATCCCCCGGGACTCAGTTACGTCCTTCCCATTGTGGCTACCCGCGCGCTCCAGCAGCTCACCTTCGACGCCTCGGGAGCACCCGCGGTAACCGCTCCGGCCGGTGCTCCCATCAACGCCGTGTGGCAGGCGGGACTTGCGCAGTCACAGGTGATCGCTCTCCAGATCGCCTTCGGACTCATCCCCGCTGGATCGACCATCGACAAGATGCAGTTCGACATGGAGAACCGCCACCGCCTCGGGGAGTACGTGTGGACGGACGACTACGTTGCCCCGTCACAGTACGATCCGGCGAACCCTCAGAACCATTGGGCGGGCCTCTACCTTGAGAACGGCGACCAGACGATCACCACGGCTCACTGGCCTCTTGGAGTACCTCACCTTCTCAGCATCCCCATCGCCTACCAGCGCGGGCAGGGAACGGAGGTCACGGCCTTCGGGTGCTCGGGGTGGTCGATCACATCGAACGTCGTCACCATCACGTTCAACGCTACCACAGCCAACGACGCGATCCTGGCGGCACTTGCCGAGGAACTTCTCGTTCACGGCAGCACGTACACGGGATGGCGGCCAGTCACTGTTCCCGCTCTCGGTGCCAGCGTTCCGGCCGGCGACTACGCGATCACAAACCTAAACGCAGGCTCCCGGACGCTCACCTTCTCCTACACCGTGGCCAACAACTCCGGTGGCGCCTTCAACGCCAACTTCTACGCCTACCGGATATCGGGGAGCGCAACCTCCGCACTCGTCTACAAGGCGCAGGGCCGAACGCTCATGTCCACTGGCGACCTTGACGAGGAGACGCCCTACTCCGCGCAGAACAAGAACATCATCGGGCTCAGGAGAAGGAGCTGGGGGCAGGGGCATAGGCACAAGACTACCTACAAGTACGGGTCGTCAGGATCAACGGGTCTTGCAAACGCGGCAACCAATGACAATTTAGGATTTCTGGGTGAATGGGATCCCACCACCGACGGCACCAACGGAACCCCCCGCATGGGCAAGAGCACTGAGGCGAAGAGTATGGGAGCGGCCTTGAGCCTTTGGATGGGGAGGTACGTGGCATGATGAAGTTCGTCACCGTGTTCGGCGAGGACCCCTCGGAAGTATCGGAACCCGTTCCCGTTGCCGCGATCCCCTCCACGCTCCAAGTCGTGGACCAGAAGGGCACCGTCCTCTTCTCCGTTGACACCGCGGCCGATCTTGCGGAGGTCTCCAGCAACACGCAGGCGATGAACGCCGAGTTGTCGACGATGGCTCGCGCCTCCGTGGGGAAGGACGATCCGGTGGAGGCCGTACCCGAGCACCCCATCCCCGACGCCAAGGACCACTACCAGGGCCTCCTCTACCGCTGGAAGCTCACCGTGGAGATGCACAACAACGAGTCTCCCGATGATCCATGGGCCGTCCAGGAGTTGCAGGACGTTCCCGATGATCCGATTTATGTTGCACAGACGCAGGTGACAGGGTAAGATGGTGGCACGGAGGATACTCAGATGAAATACCTTTCCACCATCCTGCTTCTCGGACTTCTCGCTCTCACGGGATGCCAGCAGGCAGCGGTCCCGGCAGCAACCACGGCACTCGACCCCATGTTCCGCGTGGAAAACTGGTGTCAGTACAATGCCACGGTCTCCGCGAACGGAAGTGCGGATCACTACCTTCCCGCTCTGCGCGCTGATGGCCACGCCTACTACTACGAGCAGGCCGTCACGGCGGGAGACTATCAACTCACGGTGACGATAGACGCCTTCGGGAATCCCTCAAAGGTCTTCACCGTGGTCGTACCCCCCACGGATGCGGGGATCACGTTCGCAATTCCCGTCTATCCCTCGGTGGACTGGAATTGAAGGAGTAGCGAATGGACCTCACTGGCTCCCTGTTCGGGAAGGACATCACGATTCACGCTTTCGGCGTGAACTCGGGGACCTCGATCCTCAACCTCAACGACTTCGCGGTGAACCAGAGCCTCCCCGTTTTCTTCGGGACGGCGGGGTTCAAGCTGGACATCACCAGCTCGGACAACACGAAGGACGTGGCGGCGGGAACGGGAGCCAGAAAGATCAAGGTCTATGGGCTGGACGCCAATCTCCGTCCTCTGGTCGAGGAGATAGCGCTCAACGGGCAGACGGCCGTCACCACGGTCGGGACCTTCCGCCGAGTCTTCGCAGCGGCCGTCTCCCTTGTGGGAACGGACGGGGTGCAGGCGGGGGACATCTACGTCATCAAGACGGGATCGAGCACATGGGCGGGAGGGGTACCGAACACCCTCACCGCGGCGAGCGTCTGCTGCAAGATCCTCATCGCCAACGGCTCCGGCTACTCGGGCTACTGGACGGTCCCCGCGGACCTCACTGCGGTCCAGGGGGGAGAGGTTCCGAAGCGCACGGGAAAACTCAAGGCGCTGTACCCCTCGGCTGCCGTCCAGAACGTGAAGCTCCTCATCCAGGTGCAGGGGAACATAGGCACCGACAACGGACTGGTTACCGCTTACCAGACGGTCATCGCTGGCCTCACCGCAGGTTCGGCAGGGTACATCGACATGGATCACTTGAATCTCGACTACCCGGCGGGGACAGACATCGTTCTCAAGGTGGTTCCGCTGGTCGCCGCTGGCCAGGTCACCGTTGACCTGACGATCCATTACGTGTAGAAGGAGAGGGTCATGGGTGAACTCGGCAAGAACATAGCGGGGAAAGCGGCCACCGAATACGTGGCGATGTCCAACTTCATCAACTACAGCATCGTGCTGTTGCCAAGCCAGTTCATGATCTTCTCTCGGAGTCTTGAACTCTCAACCGGGGCCTCCATAGACGCGGGTCTCGGATCAATCGTGGAGGTAACATAACATGGGTCAGCTCATTCTCTCTCAGGAGGTCCCTTCCGTTCCCCCGGTGGGAAAGGTTTCGATCTACCAGGACCCCGCCGATGGCAACCTGAAGGCTATGCAGTCGGACGGCAGCATCGACATGCTGTCTCCATCGGGCATCAGGGACAGGAACTTCCTGATGAACCCCGAGTTCGCCATCGCCCAGCGGCAGGTCCCCACCACGCTGACCCCGTACAGCTCCACCACGGCGCGCGTGTACGCCGCCGACAGGTGGGCCATGGTCAACTCGGTGGCCTCCCTCCAGTTCCAGAACGTGGACAACAGCGGAGCTCCCGTGGCGGGAGTGAAAGCCCGCTTCATGGGGAACTTCAAGCAGATCACCGGAGCGGGGAAGTTCGTCCTCATGCAGTGGCTGGACGGAACTGACTCAACGGAGCTCGCCGGGCTGCTCGTGCGCTTCCAGTTCAAGGCCAGGTACCTCACCAACCCCGCCACCCTTCGCCTGGGGATGCTTTACCTCAACGCCTCGGGAACCACGGACACCCCGCCGGCCACCATCGCGTCGGCGTTCGGCCTCGTGAACGTTGACCCCACCTGGGGAACGAACATGCTGGCCCTGAACCCCGTCCTCACCGAATCGACGGGCGTCATCAACAACACCCGGGGCAGCGGCGGAGTGGACTGCGTGCTCTCGGCGGTCATGCAGAGGTTCTCGGCGACCTTCGTGGTCCCCCCGGGAACCAACATCAAAAACCTTGTCCCCACCATCTGGACGAACTCGATCCCCGCGATCAACGACATCATCCAGATCACCGAATGCGGGCTGTACGTGGGTTCGGAAGTCCGCGACTACTACCCGCGCTCCTTCGGGGATGAGCTCATCGCGTGCCAGCGCTTCTACGAGAAGAGCTTCCCGCTCCTGATCGCCCCCGCGGCGTCGGTCACGGTGGCCAACGGCGGGTACGGGGCGCAGGCCATCCTCAACAGGACGGGTTCGGGAACGGCAGCGGCCGTCCAGGTCCCCATCCAGTTCGTGGCGAGGAAGAGGGCAGTCCCCACGCTCACCCTCTTCACCCCTGTCGGGGCGGGCGCCACTGCCTACCGTCACACAGGAACGACTCCTGCCGTGCAGGGAGTGGCCGCGGCCAACACCAGCGCCACCACGGAGTACGGATCCTCGATCACCGTTACCGCGGAGGCCACGACCAACGGAGCGGTGGGAGACCTCTGCTCCATCCACTGGACCGCGGACGCGGACATCTGACGAAAGGGAGGATGGTCATGGCGAAAAACTGGATCGCGGGAGCGACGAAGAACAAGGGCGCCCTCCACCGGGCGCTCGGGGTTCCCCAGGGTGAGAAGATCCCGGCGAAGAAACTCGCCGCGGCTGCCAAGAAGGGAGGCAAGGTGGGCAAGGAAGCCCGTCTCGCCGAGACCCTGAAGAAGATGCACAAGAAGTAGGCCGATGCAGGTCTCAGATCTCGTCTGGGAAGTCATAGGAGCTGGACTTGGGGGTGCCCTGACTCTCCTCATCGTGTTCATCGTGATGTTCACGGGGAAGATCGGGCACCTTCCAAAGAGGATTGAACGTATCGAGAGCATGAGTCCCCTCATGCTGGAGGCGCTCCTCATCCTGTTCGACGTGAACATCGTCGAGCTGGAGTGCATCGAGGGGAAGGAGTGCAATGGGAATCTCCACGAGGCCAAGGAGAAGGTTTCCAACTTCAAGAACAGGGTGTCTGTGTTTCTTACCAACGCCGCCATCAGCCAGAAGGAACGAAGATGAGCCTCCTCATCAAAGTCACTCGGTCCCGCCTGTCTCTCCAGCCGAAGAGAAGACCAGACGCTCCGGCCGCATGGGACAACAATGACGGCAACAACTCCCTCGATCTCCTGTCCCTCATGCTTGACGAAACACCCCTCTTCTGGGGCCATGTCCAGACCGTCGCCAACCTCGAGGGGCTGGACCCCGGAGTCCATATCTACGACACGATCGCCCCGGGGCCTTTCAAGCTGCGGTTCCGCGTGGATCCCCGTGACTTTCAGTGCCAGCCGAACGGCATCTGCAACGCCGTAACACTGCGCGGGGACGTGATCGGTGACGACTCCTGCACGGCGACGAACAAGAGCCGATGGCTCAACCACGATTGGGAGTTCCCGAAGTCCAGCGGAAAGCCCGCTGGCCAGGACACGCGCGTGGCGTGGTCGGCGGGATGTTTTGTGCAACCCGATCTCGAGCTTCGCCAGTTCAACGCCGCGCTCATCGCGCAGGGCGTGAAGCCCGGTGACCTGATCGACGGCATACTTGAAATGGAGGCGTGATATGAAACCTTGGTATTTAAGCAAGACCCTCTGGTTCAACATCATCACGCTCATTGTGGGCGTGCTGGCCGCGGTGCTCGGTGTGGTGAAGAGTCAGGGCTGGGTTGTTGGGCTGACGATCTTCGTGGCCCTCGGCAACGGGATCCTCCGCATCTGGTTCACTGACAGCGCGATCCAGAACCCCCTTCTCCCGAAGCAGCCGTGAAAGGCTGGGTGAGCCATGCGATTGCGTTTGCCCTCGGTGCTGTTCTGTGCGGTGCTGTTGTGCTTTGGATCTCTCATGGCGCAGGGGCAAAGCTCGACGCCGATCTCACCAATCTCCGAGCCTCTCTGGCAGGCGCTGTTGCCGATCGCGCAGACCTTGCCCAACAGCTACGACTTGTTCGTCTCAACGATGCAGAAGCAAGTCGAAGGGCTGACCGAGAACAACTCCTCGTTGAGCAGCAGCAATCTCAACTTACTGACCAGCAACGGCTCATTGACGCTGGAAAACGCGGCCTTGAGGGCATCGCTGAAAGCCTCGCAGGAAGCGGAGTTGACATCGGAAAACAAATCCGCGCTCTTGGCGAAGGATTTGTCCGACTCTACCGCATCTACCATCCGAGCCCAGGCTGACGCGAAGGCCCTTGAGACCCATCTCGCCGTCTGGAAAATAGCAGGCATCACGTTCGGCGTCGGCCTTGGAGCCGTCGCAGTCTACGAAGCAGGACACCTGTTGAAGGTGTGGTGAAACGGAGGATCATGTGAGTAAGAAAGACCAGCCGGCCGATACTCCCCAGGCCGAGGAACCCA